GGTAATAAAATGGGATTTATTAGACACAAGCAAACATTTAATCTTGCAAAATCTTATGATGCGGTTCAGACATATTTCCTTGCAAAATATGGTTCAGACAGCAATAGCGGATTATCAGAACACAAACCGTTTGTAACAGCAGCTAAAGCTTTAGATGTTGCCAATGCAGCAGCAAGCGTAAGCACTCCTGTTACTATTTTATGTTTAGACAATGGAACATACAGCATCCAGTCAAAATCAATAAACGATTATGTTGTTTTTTATGCGCCAAATGCAAAATTAATCGGCAATTTTATTGATATCGAAGGAAAATCAAAAATAATATGCGCTGAACAAGGAGAAGGATTTTTTGACTTTGTTGGGGCAACAGCTTCAGATATTGCATACTATACTGCAAGATATGTAAATGGCAAATTTTCACCAATAAATACTCTGCGTATTCTTAGTGCCGCATCGGCTAATATTTCAATCGGAACACTAGAAATGGAAGTCGCCACAGGGACACCATATGGCGTGCTCGTTGATAATGCAAGCTCAATTAAAAATATAATTAAGATTGATACTTTATTGCTTGGAGCTAACAATGTAGGCGGAATAAATGTTGATCAAGGACACGCAACCATTATCGTCGGACAAACTTTAAAAACTGGCTCATTTACTGGGACAACAGGAATAAAAGTTGCAGCAGGCGCGACGGCAGACATAATCATTCATGGTAAAAACGAGGCAGATACACCAATTAATGTAAACGATCATAATCACAATATTATTTCCACAGAACATGGAATTTTAATTCGCGGCAAAAGACCTCTTATTAGCGCAAAAGGCTACGCCAGCACGCAAGCAGCGCGTATTGAAACTTCGTTTGCCGAAGGAAGTCCATCATCGCCAACAACAATTTTGCCGACCGCTGATTTAGGTGCTCATATCGCTTATGGTGAAAGGCAAGACGGTTCGCTTTCAGGACAATACCCATACGTAGAACTATTACCTACTACACAAGCAGGTGATATTGAAGACGGGAAATATGTAATTACCGTAAATGATGTTCAGTCCGGCGGCTCAGTGATCAACCATACTGCTTTCAGTTATGCCGCAAAAACAGGCGGCGGAACTGGAGAATACGGAGTTCCATTTGCTGTTGCAGGATTTTCATTACCGACGGCAGACGGCGTACTTGGCCAGCTATTACAAACTAACGGGAGCAAAGTATTAGGATTTGTTCCAAAACCAGTTTCTATACAATTCGGAATAGAAAATTTAATATCGTCCGCTCCAGTAATTCCACGCGATAATACTCCGCCTCTTATTTCAGAAGGAACGTTGATTAGTGACGGCGCTCCAACTCCTGTTACTTTTACAATCCCATTTACACTAAGCAGTTTGTCTAAAATGCTAAAAATTAGTTTATCTGTCGTTGTATGGGTAGATGCCGACGTGGCTGTAACTGTCGCTGTTTTTGAAAGCTTTGGCTCAAGCTGTATCGGCAAACGGTCGAAAAAAATTAAAGGCACTGATTCTACTAATAATTTAAAGTCGATTGAGTGGACTTTTTTCTATCAACCACCAACGACGCCATCAAGAACTTATACAGCCCGCATAGGCCCGGATGCAACATGCAATCTAAGATTAAATGGCGATGGAAGCGATACGAGCTTATTTATTAATTATTCAAGTTTTACTATAGAAGAAGTCCCTGCTTAAAGCACAAGACACATAGATGAACTTACAGTTCTGTTTTCCTGCTTTGAATCTTTGAAAAATGTTGCAGCAACTTTGCAATTAGATGGATTTTTGTCAATGCACCTAAAACATTCATCTTGATCATCAGAATCTTTAATAAAAGTTTTTCCATAATTTGATGTAATTTTTTTATATAATCCTTTCCCTTTTGCAGCAAGTTGAAAACGCAAAATTCCATATTTATTTCTTTGTGTTGGAGCAGTTTCATATCCACATATAACAGAAGATTCTTCTTTTGCAGGAGTGATTATTTCTTCATCAAGCCCATTTAATATTTTCATTCGCGGTAGATAAAAACTGCAAATTTTCATATTAGTTGGGCAGCATTTAGTGGATGGTTCAAATTTGTAAAAAGAATTATGCGCAAGATAATAATCAATTTCATTTGATATAATAGGCGCGCTATTTGCAAAAACATCCTGCATTTTCCAAGTAACGCCCTCTATAACGGCAGAATTATTTTCTCGTAATAATCCTTTCTCTGTAAAATAAAAACCCGATATTGACTTAGTGCAATCATATTCATTTGGTGTTGGGCAAATAAATTCCTTAGTATATTCATCATTAGCATAAACGGATTTTATTGATAGAATGGCAATTGCTGCTTTTACAATTGTCTTAAGAATTTGCTTAATATTCATTATAGGATGCCTCTTTTTATATTATATTAATTATTATGTTATAATGTCGGCATTGCACCAACGAGATGATTATAATGCTTTTTAAACGAAAGTCAAAATTTTCCGATAAACAGTTCGTCAGATTAAAAAAAAGAATTATGGCTGAAGAAAGCCTAAAGTTATTTGCTTACAAAGACGATCAATATAAAAAGGGTCGTATAAGCATTGGCTATGGGACAAAAGCAAAAAAAATGGACGATCGTATCTCTCCATTAGAGGCAGAGCGAGAACTTGAAAAGGTTTTAAAACAAACAATAAAAGAATATGGTTGGCTCGAGGAAAAATGCCCGTTTGAGATTAACGAAGTTCGCCGCGAAGCATTGTGCGATATGATTTTTAATCTTGGACTTCCAACATTTAAAGAATTCAAAAAAACTATAAAATTAATTATTAACGATAATCCAAACGATTGGCATTTTGTTGCTGCGGAAATGCGCGACTCCAAATGGTTTGATCAAGTTAGAAAACGAGCGCAGCGTATTTTATACGAAATCGATACAGGGGAGTTTAAAGGTGAATGAAATCACTATATCAGAACTAATCAAAATCGTGCAGCCCGGTGATGTTTTAATGACATCTGGCACAACACTCCTAAGCCGCCTAATTCGTTGGTCACAGCAGCTCGCTGGCGATCCAGCGAAATATACTCATATTGCCTTATTCGGATTGAAAGATACTATTAACAACGGTTATATTTACGAAGCCTACAAAGATTTAAACCTACATGAACTGAAACAGTATATTGGATATGACGTCTGTGTGATAAGAAATGTTGACATGAATTTGCTGAAATTCAAAACGAGGCTTTTTGAAATAGAAAATAATTTAGGTCAAATATATCCTTATCATCGTCTTTTTTTCCACTTAATAGATGGCTGCGCAAATTGGATTCTGCGAAATTTAAACTTAAAATCAAGAGCAAAAATAGCCAAAATGATTAATTTTGATCGCCCTGTATGTTCAGAGTGGGTTGCTCAAATTTTCAATGAAGATTTTGAAAAATGGGCTGGTGTCGTTCCAGATGACTTTGACGACAAGCGTTTACAGAATCATAATCGCTGGAAAACAATTTTTGAGGGAAAATTAATTGATGAAATCAAAATACCGCTACAAGAGAGCACGAACAATATTCAACATAAATGTGTGGATAGAGAATTTCAAACCTGTTTTTGAAAAAGTTGACAGAAGGGGTGTATTTAACAAGACTGTAAACGGCGACACAGGAATGGTTCGCAGAAAAAATGATGACAAGAGAAATAATAATGAGAACGAAGAAGATAATTTTTTATCACCCCCAAAAAGATTTAAAAAATGGGTAATGGGTCTGATTGCAACAATTATAACAGCAGTTGCTGGAATCGCTTGGGAATATTGGCGTTTGAGAAAATGAGGTATTTATGGAATTATTAATATTAGCGGTTGTTATGGCGACAGTCATGCTGATTCAAAAAAGAAAATAACCAGCGAATTGCTTAGAAAAACATTATTGACAAAATAAAATCCGATATTATAATGCCATTATATTCATAAGAAGGGCAAATGACATGAAGTCAAGAATTGAATTTTTATTATATACATATAATAAACCTACCTTTCCAGTTTCTGAAGGTTGGAAACTAAAATACTATTTTTCGCTTCCCTTTCCGCCTACCACAGGAAACAATCAATATTATACCAATCTTCGTCTAAATAATTTTAATGGTTCAAATTTCGCATACAAAAATAAGTCTGTTGCTATTGGTTACAAAAACTGCCCTAATTATTCAAGGAAAAAACAAAAACCATACAAAGCAATTCATGTATTGAAAGACTGCATAAGAGATTATCGTCAATATGCAAAATATTATTTGGCGAATCTTGTCAGTAAACGCGGAACGATAAGCAAAACCGCTGGCGCATGCATTCTTATTGTCATGCCAGATAGGCGAAGGCGTGACATGGAAAATTTGTTAAAAGTCGTAAACGATGCGCTTCAGTACGCCAAAATAGTTGAAGATGATAAGTTATTTAGACGATCGAAAATAATCATAGCAGACGAACCCGATAAAATTGACCCAAACATTTCGTTTTTAATCTTTGAAAGAGTTGAACGATGAAAACATTTGAAGAAACAGAGGAAATCCTAACTAAGATTCTTGGGTATGAGCCAAAAATTGTTGGTAAAAGATTTGAATTATTCGGCGCAAACCTACGCGGCGCAAACCTACGCAACGCAAACCTACGCGGCGCAAACATAAGCGGAACAAAACTCGACAAAAAACATTTTAAAGAAGCAATCGGACTCCCAATTATCAATGACGAGGTGAAAAAATGAAAACGTTTGAAGAGACGCAAGAAATCTTAACCAAAATATTAGGGCATGAGCCTAGGATTGTAGATGGAGAGTTTTGCCTAAGCGAGTCAGACCTACGCGGTGCAAACCTAAGCGGCGCAAACCTAAGCTACGCAGACCTACGTGGTGCATACCTACGCGGTGCAGACATACGAGGCGCAGACTTACGCGGTGCAAACCTAAGCGGCGCAAACCTAAGCGGCGCAAACCTACACGGCGCAGACCTAAGCTACACAGGCCTACGCGGTGCATGCCTAGTCGGTGCAGACCTACGAGGCGCAGACCTAAGCTACGCAGGCCTACGAAGCGCAGACCTACGCGACGCAAACCTACGCGGAGCAAACCTACGCGGTGCAGACCTACTCGGCGCAAACCTAAGCCACGCAAACCTACGCAACGCAGACCTACGCGGTGCAGAACTACGCGAAGCAGACCTAAGCAACGCAGACCTACGCGGTGCAAACCTAAGCGACGCAGACCTAACCTACGCAGACCTACGAAGCGCAGACCTACGCGACGCAAACCTAGGCGGCGCATACCTAAGCGGCATAGACCTAAGCCGAGCAGACCTACGCAATGCAAACCTAAGAGGCGCAGACCTAAGCAGAACAAAACTCGACAAAAAGCATTTTGAAGAAGCAAACGGGCTTCCAATAATCAATGACAAGGTGAAAAAATGAAAACGTTTGAAGAGACGAAAGAAATCTTAACCAAAATATTAGGGCATGCTCCTATGATTGTAGATGGGAAATTTTACCTAAGCTACGCAGACCTACGCGGTGCATCCCTAATCTACACAAACCTACACGGCGCAAACCTAAGCCGCGCAAACCTAATCGGCGCAAACCTATTCGGCGCACACCTAAACTATACAGACATACGTGGTGCAGACCTAAGCAACGCAAGCCTAAGCGGCGCAGACCTAATCTACGCAGACTTACGCGGTGCAAACCTAATCGGCGCATACCTACACGGCGCAGACCTATGCGGAGCATACCTACGCGACGCAAACCTACGTGGTGCATACCTACACGGTGCAGACCTACGCGGTGCAGACTTACGCGGTGCAAACCTACGCAACGCAGACCTATTCGGCGCAAAAATAAGCGTAACAAAACTCGACAAAAAGCATTTTAAAGAAGCAATCGGGCTTCCAATAATCAATGACAAGGTGAAAAAATGGAAACGTTTGAAGAGACGCAAGAAATCTTAACCAAAATACTAGGACATGAGCCTAGGATTGTAGATTGGAAATTTTACCTACGCGGAGCAAACCTACGCGGAGCAAACCTACGCGGAGCAAACCTATGCGGTGCAGACCTACTCGGCGCAAACCTAAGCCACGCAAACCTACGCAACGCAGACCTAGGCGGTGCAGAACTACGCGAAGCAGACCTAAGCCACGCAAACCTAAGCGGTGCAAACCTAATCTACGCAAACCTAAGAGGCGCAGACCTACGCGGTGCATCCCTAATCTACACAAACCTACGAGCCGCAGACCTACGTGGTGCATACCTAATCTACACAAACCTACAAGGCGCAGACCTACGCGGCGCATACCTAAGCGGCATAGACCTAAGCCGAGCAGACCTACGCAATGCAAACCTAAGAGGCGCAGACCTAAGCAGAACAAAACTCGACAAAAAGCATTTTGAAGAAGCAAACGGGCTTCCAATAATCAACGACGAGGTGAAAAAATGAAAACGTTTGAAGAGACGCAAGAAATCTTAACCAAAATATTAGGGCATGCTCCTAGGATTGTAGATGGGAAATTTGACCTACTCGGCGCAAACCTACACGGTGCAGACCTAAGCGGCGCATACCTACACGGCGCAAACCTATTCGGCGCACACCTAAACTATACAGACCTACGTGGTGCAGACCTAAGCAACGCAAGCCTAAGCCGCGCAGACCTAATCTACGCAGACCTACGCGGTGCAAACCTAATCGGCGCATACCTACACGGCGCATACCTACTCGGCGCATACCTACGCGACGCAAACCTACGTGGTGCATACCTACACGGTGCAGACCTACGCGGTGCAGACTTACGCGGTGCAAACCTACGAGACGCAGACCTAAGCAACGCATACCTACGCGGAACAAAACTCGACAAAAAGCATTTTAAAGAAGCAATCGGGCTTCCAATAATCAATGACAAGGTGAAAAAATGAAAACGTTTGAAGAGACGAAAGAAATCTTAACCAAAATATTAGGGCATGAGCCAAAAATTGTAGATGGGAAATTTTACTTATGCGGAGCAAACCTACGCGGTGCAGACCTACGAAGCGCAAACCTACGCGGTGCAGACATACGCGGCGCAAACCTAAGCCACGCAAACCTAAGCGGTGCAAACCTAATCGGCGCAAACCTAATCGGCGCAAACCTAATCGGCGAAGACCTAAGCTACGCATACCTACGTCGCGCAGACCTATTCGGAGCAGACCTACGCGGAGCAGACCTAAGCGTTGCAGACCTAAGCGAGGCATGCCTATGCGTTATAGATCTACGCGGCGCAAACCTAAGCAACGCAGACCTATTCGGTGCAGACCTAAGCGACTCAAACCTAAGCAACGCAGCCCTACGCGGTGCATCCCTAATCTACACAAACCTACGAGGCGCAGACCTACGAGGTGCATACCTAAGTGGCATAGACCTACGCCGAGCAGACCTACGCAATGCAAACCTACTCGGCGCAAACCTAAGCAGAACAAAACTCGACAAAAAACATTTTAAAGAAGCAAACGGGCTTCCAATAATCAATGACGAGGTGAAAAAATGAAAACGTTTGAAGAGACGAAAGAAATCTTAACCAAAATATTAGGGCATGAGCCAAAAATTGTAGATGGGAAATTTTACCTAAGCAACGCAGACCTACGCGGTGCATCCCTAATCTACACAGACCTACGAGGCGCAGACCTACGAGACGCAGACCTAAGTAACGCAAACCTATGCGGTATATACCTAAGCCACGCAAACCTAAGCCGCGCATACCTAAGCAACGCAGACCTACGCGGTGCATGCCTAGTCGGTGCATGCATAGTCGGTGCAGACATACGAGGCGCAAACCTAAGCGGCGCAAACATAAGCGGCGCAGACCTACGTCGCGCAGACCTATTCGGCGCAGACCTACGCGGCGCAGACCTACGCGGAGCAGACCTACGCGTTGCAGACCTAAGCGACGCAGAACTACGCGAAGCAAACCTACGCGAAGCAGACCTAAGCGAGGCATACCTAAGTAACGCAAACCTACGCAACGCAGACCTAATCGATGCAAATCTATGTGGCGCAAACCTAAAACACGCAAACCTAAGCGAGGCAGACCTATGCGGCGCACACCTAAGCAACGCAAACCTAAGCTACGCATACCTACGCGGAACAAAACTCGACAAAAAGCATTTTGAAGAAGCAATCGGGCTTCCAATAATCAACGACGAGGTGAAAAAATGAAAACCTTTGAAGAGACGCAAGAAATCTTAACCAAAATATTAGGGCATGCTCCTAGGATTGTAGATGGGAAATTTTACCTATGCGGAGCAAACCTACGCGGTGCAGACCTACGAAGCGCAAACCTACGCGGTGCAGACCTATACTGCGCAAACCTAAGCCACGCAAACCTACGCAACGCAGACCTACACGGTGCAGACCTAAACGGCGCAGACCTACGCAACGCAGACCTACTCGGCGCAAACCTACTCCGCGCAGACCTACGCGACGCAGACCTAAACGGCGCAAACCTAAGCAACGCAAACCTATTCGGCGCACACCTAAACTATACAGACCTACGTGGTGCAGACCTAAGCAACGCAAGCCTAAGCGGCGCAGACCTAATCTACGCAGACCTACGCGGCGCAAACCTAAGCGGCGCATACCTAAACGGCGCATACCTACGCGGCGCATACCTACGCGGAACAAAACTCGACAAAAAGCATTTTGAAGAAGCAATCGGGCTTCCAATTATCAACGACGAGGTGAATCATGAAACAAGCGCTGACACGCATAAATAAAGTAGTGAATGACGGAAAAATAGTAGGTGATAAATCTAATATCTTCGGTAGAGGTATATCAATCAATGCATTAATCAAAGAGGACAAAGACAATGGACAGAACTAAATTTCTCGAAGAACGCCGCTCGGGCATTGGCGGTTCAGATGTAGCAAGCCTTGTGGCTGCTGAATTGCCAGAACTTGAGCTTACACCATTTAAAACACCGCTTGAGGTTTATTATTCAAAGGTGCTTGAGCCAGAAGATACAGAACCGACGATTGACCAGAGGCGTGGGATTAATGCAGAGTACTTGGTAACAGAGCTTTATTTAAGTAAAAATGCTACTAAAAATGAAACTTATTGTATTGTTGACCATTCACCGCTACTTAGAACACGTGATTTTATGCTTGCGCATCCAGATAAGATAATTGGGAGCTTTACTCCGCCATTAGAGACTTTTAATCCATTATTAGGTTGGCATATTTTAGAATGCAAAACAGTTCATCCCTCAAAAGCCGACCGGTGGAAAACCAAAGCCCCGCTTGAATATTGGCTGCAATGCATTCACTATGCTATTGTTTGCGATGCACCATTCGTTGACATCGCTGGCATGATAGGATTTGAGGGGCTATCGGGCGACGATGAATATTTTAAAATTTATCGGTATGAGCGCGATAAGAAACTTGAAAAAAGAATAATCGACATCGAAGAACGCTTTTGGGAAAAGCACGTACTAAAAAAGATACCACCGCCACCGATGAATAATGCTGATTACAATTTACTGCACGTCTCGCACAACAAGAAAAAAGCAATCATCGCAACGGCAGAAATTGACGAGGCTGTAAAAAAATATAGCTTTTTAGCAGCGGCAATCGAAAAATATAAAAAAGAAAAAGACGAGCAATCGCTACTTATAAAAAATTACATGGGCGACGCATATACCTTGCAAGACAACGAAGGTCAAAAGCTAGGCGTATGCTACAATAAGAATAATCCGCCAAAGCTAGACAAAGAAAAACTAAAGACTCTAATTTCAGAAGAAGACTACAACAGTCTTTTTGCAACTCCTACACAAATCACCATCTTTACTCCAACCAAGAGGACATAAATCATGACAAATATTACAGAAGTGACAAACACGTTAAAGGCTAACAGAAAAGCAATGATTTCGTTGCTAGAAACAGATTACGACGGGCGCAAATTATCTTTAGAAGAAAAAGAAGCACGCTGTAAGAACTTAAGCCGCGTATTAATAAATCAGCTTCAAATAAATCCAGAAGTTTTAAAAGCGTCGCCAGATTCAATTTATTTGGCTGCAATGGAAGGGGTTAGGAATAAACTAGAATTAGGGTACGATTTTCATCTTGTGGCTTACGGTAATGTGTGTAAATGTATGATGGATTATAAGGGCAAATTGACTCTTGCGAAACGTTCTAAACGCGTAACAAAAATTGATGTTCAGCTTGTTCATGAAAACGACGAATTTTGGTTACGTTTTGGAGAAGAACCGTATCATAAAATTTCAGGAAAATCCGCTTTTAATCGAGGAGAAATAATTGGGGTGTACGCCGTCGGCAAAGAGTTAGACGCAAGAGGGATAGAGCAAGTTTATGTTGATCCGATGTCTGTAGATGAGATAAATGATATTAGAAATCGCTACTCACAACAAAAGAACGGCACAGCATGGACAAATAGTTGGGGAGAAATGGCGAAGAAAACAGTCTTGCGAAGACTAACTAAACGCCTAGATAGAAGCATCAACGATCAATTCAGACTTACATCAAATCAAGATATGTGGCACGAAGATACTACTTTTGACAATGCAGAAGTAATCGAAGGAAAAACGGTTCAAGCTCCTGCAATGATAGAACAGCAAATAAACCCAACCGATCAGTTAAACGCGGCTTTTGACGCAAAAGAAAAAGAACCTGTTAAAGCAAAAAGCAAGAAAAAAGATGAAGTAGAAATACCGACAACCATCAGCGAGGAAGAGCAACTTGAAAAAGAAGAAGCATCAACGATCAATTCAGACTTACATCAAATCGAGATATGCTGCAATTATGGCGAAAGCAGAAACAAACAAACTTTTACTTAATAGAGTGGTAAATAAATTATGATTACATTTTTATATCTTTCAATCCTTTTTGGAAGCGTTTTTTTAGCGTATTGCATAGTATTAATAACAGAATTTATAGTAAGTTTTACTAGAAAGAAAAAAATGATGAGAGATTTTGAAAAGCAATCGAATTATATAGTTTCAGATAAAAAAGCTAAAAAAATTATCAAGAAATGTCCTTCATGGAAAGAACCTAGAAATTTTACAAATATTAAGACGCTATAGTTTAATGGTAAAACATGCTAGTTTTTCCTTAAAAATTTTTCTAGCAAGATTCTGGTTCGAATCCAGCTGGCGTCACTAATTTAATAGAGGGCGATCTATTCCTAAAATCGTTGAGCATGAAAAAACTCCCCTCTATTGGTTTATTATAAACTATTTTCAAAAAAATACTATGCCGCCGTAGCTTAAGAAAAGCGCGCGAGGATTAGCCCTTCTTGCGTGAGATTCAGGTTTAATTCCTGACGGCGGCACTTAAATTTTTTTGAAAAAACTTGGTTTATGTACAAAATAGATACAATTTAGGTCTAGTTATACCAATTTAAAAGCAGAGAAAGAGTTGATTGACGAGCTTAGGGAAATGTTATTTATATGTGTTTGTGAAAAAAATAAGCCTTGACATCGGGCGACGTCAAGACTTATACTTTACTTAGATACTAAAACCCTTGCAGTTTAACAGATAATATAAGGGTGTCAATACTTTTTTTTAAATATTTTATAAGCTAAATGCTGGTGGAATATGGAGCAAGCTAGTTACAATTATGGCAATAGGTGTGGGCATGTGCCAAACAGCCCGCGACTATACGTAAGGCCAGCATTTAAAAAGAAAACATACGATATTTTAACGGACGCGCAAAAAAATCTAGCAGAATATTATTCAGACCCAAAAAACTGGCTAAAAAACATCGAGGAAAGCCGTTTTGATGTTGATAAGGGTCATAGCATGGGTCAACAAAGAACGGAGTCGAGAGAGGCTGTGGCTGCCGTTACGGGCGTGATTTTAGACCACTTAGACCTCGATACCATGAACATCGTTCGATATAAACAAGGAACACCAAAAAATATGTCAATTTACGACATTGCCGAAAAAGCTGGAATTAATTACGATAGATGTTGGCGTGCGCTAATGGTGCTTCAAAATGCGTCTTATGTAACTAGTAAACAAGCACAAATTAAGGAAATCGCGCTGAAGCGAGTTAGCCTTACATTATTACATCATTTAGGAATATCTGCTCTGCGTGTACATCTATGCAGAGGAAAGAAGCATAAATCACTAGAAATGAAACGCGGCGAAACAGCCATCCAAAATAATCCACAGTTAAAAAAAGCCATGAAAAGTCTTAAAGAAGCTCTTTGTAAACCAATAAAAACACTTGAGCAAAAAGAGGAAGCAGAAAAAGAAAAACAACGTAAATATTTTTGCAAGTGCAGCAGAGAACTTTTCTTGAACCTAGAACCACAAATTAAGGCTGGAAAAATGTCGATTGGTGATATCAATAGAATATTGTATGAACGCGGCATTTACCATCCCGACCTACCAAAAGAAAAAGTCTTTGGAAAGACGTGAAAACAAGAAAATATAGAAATCCTAGAACAATCCTGCCTAAAAATACCCGCTGAACAAATTTTGTGCACAAAAAATGAAAGTCCGCCTGTATTGCGACCCACAGCAAGTCAATTTTTCTTAGCCTGTGGATAACTCTGTGGATAACTTTCAAAAAATAGACAAAAATAGGCCTGCATTCAAAAATAAGTGCGAATAGGAAATCAAATAAGTAGGGAGCAGCCCCTCTCTATTAATACTCTAATGTATTTTTTTGCTTTTATTTTTTAAAGAGGGTGGCGCGGTGGGAATAGTGCATAAATTTTGCATATTTGAGGAAATAATGAGCGTTCCGCTAAGCTTTAGAAATGACTTGAATTTATAGAAATGTAATGGGAGTCGTGCAAACGTCGCTGTTGTAAACATCACAATAATTACAAATGCTTGATAAAATGGATGTTTAATCGTTGCTTAAAATCTTGAGCATATTTGCGTTGTCATAAACGGTGGTTTATGACAACGATAATTAGGCAGGAGGACAAAACTATGTCTGAAGAAATCAAATGCGGAAAATTTGCGGCAGTTAAGCATTAAACATAATCAATCTCAAATAGCATTAGCAGCTTTATTAGATCAATTACACGGAAATTATTCGATTTCCCATATTCTATTTTTTTATATGCATCCCAAGAAATATCCAAAAAATCCGCTACTTCGTCTTGGCTGTACCCTAATTCTGTACGCTTTCTTTTTAATATCGACAAAAAACGAGGTAATTCTGTGTCGGTGGCTTCTAATATTTCTTTTTTACGCTTTAATGTAATTTTATGCTTAGCTTTGTGCGTCGGCTTATAGGGACTTGATTTTCTGTTCGATGGATTTTGCATTTTGTAGCTCCTCGTCTGACATAAAAAAAAAGGATAGCGGCAACTCAAAAAATTGCGCTGTCCGTATTAAGTGGGACATGTGCATAGCAGCACGCCCACGCTCAATTCGGCATAAGGAAAAACGGGTCATCCCCACAACTTCGCCAAGCTCACGTTGTGTTATTTTATACATCCTCCGCAAGTCTTTTATTCGATGACCAATCATCGTTTTTCGCTTAAATAGAGTCTCTTGGTCAATTTTTAAATTATTCATAATTTCTAAGACCGAGATACAGCTCGTTAACTATTTTTTGCGCATATTCGTCAAGATCGCCACCGATTTCTGCGGGGTCAAGCTTTTTATCTTTGTACTCCTGCTTAAACTCCCATATTTTATCGCGTACCTCTTGCGGCGTAAAACGATCATCGGAGAGGACGGCGACTGTTAAGCGTTCAATTATTTTTTCACGTATTAGTATTTTTAAAAACTTTAGCAGCTGGTAAGTCCCGCATTTCCAAAAAGGTAAATCACACAAAAAATAATTTTTGAATAATGCCTCACGTTCCTTTTCATTGATATACTCATAAAGCAAGTTATACAGTTTGTTGATTTTTTCGATATCGCTTTCGCTTACTGCGTAGTCAATAAATTCTTCAAAAAAATCATGTTCGGTTTTCATTTTTCCCTCCAGTCTTGTCAAGTTGTTCAATCTGATATTTCATTCGTTCAAGTTGTATCTTTTCTAAGAGAGGCTTATTGTCATTCAAAATATCATGTGCTAACTTAATAGTTTCACTGGCGTCACCATCCCACGTAAAAGGACATTCTTGAACGAAGCACGAAATAAAGAAAGTTCCAAATTTATGATAGACGGCGTTAATATCTTTCATTGCTTCTTCTGGCGTGAGGTTTGTGTTAAGGGTTGCAATACCGGCCATTCTAACCAAGCAAAAAATTTGACAGCACAAAGCCGAGAAATGCTTCAGACATTCTTCGTGCGTCCCTATATGATTGGAGAACGGCAATTTTTGCAGTCCTTTTATGTGCTCATCTTCCGCTAATAACGCGGCAAAAAGTTCTTTGATTTCAGTTTCGTTCTTCATTGTTCACCTCTTTCGATTTTGTATGTTTCATTTTCTTTTTCCTCATAAAATTTGTTCATTTCTATATATGCTTTTTGTCCTTCTTCGCAGCCCGCTTCATAGCCCGCTTCCCACGCAGTTTGCTGGGCTTCTATTTCTTTTGTGTTACTCATCTTTCACCTCGCTATATTTAAAATTTGCGTCAATTATTTCCCACGAGTGACCAATAAACTTTGCATCGTGCAGGTCTGCTGTATATAAGTGCGCGTCGTGTAGTTCAATTTTTCCGAAAATTCTTTCGTGGTTCTCTTTTGTCTCTTCAAATGTTTTTTTCATCGTTCACCTCTATATTTATATAACCCAAGTTAAAGTACCGTCACCGTTGTCCTCAAATTCGCGGCAGCAAAGTTGCACTGTATGACCCCCGTTTTTTTCTGAGAAAAGGTCGGCGTATCTTTTGGTTGCAAAAGTCTTTACGTGCCCTTGCTCGTCGGTAAAATACTTTAGCGACTCGTAGTTAATGTATGTTGGTTTTGTGTAACTCACCGCAAAAAATTTCATCATTTCGTCACCCGTCACCTCATGTTAAGAGTACATAGATAGCGACCATGATCACGCAGAGAGAAAATCCCCACGTGAAGCCGCTTGTGAAGCTAATTAAAGAGCGGTGAGATTTGTAAGTCATTTTCATTACTGTATACTCCATTTAAAAATTGTTTGATTTGATATTTGCGCCCTGCCATAAAAATTTCATTTAAGAAAAAATGTACTTCGAGCGCGCATTTTATCTTGTCGTCTTTAGTGGTCGGGTTAGATTCAACGTGTTTTTTTACAAGTTTCTGAAGTTCTTTGTATTTTTCAACGATGAATTTGCCCGTATAATCAATCTCTTTCTTGTCCATCTTTGTTTTCCTCTTCGTTTGTTCTGTTTGTTAGTAAAAAATGCCTTTCTTTTAGCGGCATCGCGGAGTCGTGCAAGATGTAATTTGCGTCGCAAATTTTATTTTGATACTCGTCTTCCGTTATTTCAATGTAATATTTGACCATTAGTTTATCCTCAATTTATAGCGGTTTTCGAGATTTTATTTTTTCAACGATTCCGAAAAGCATCTCTGCAATTTTTAAGCGATTTTCCGGTCGTGTAAGATCAAGACCATCTAAGTTTGTAGTGCTTAAATCCGCTGTCTGTAAGTTTGCAGTGCTTAAATCCGCTGTCTGTAAGTTTGCGTTGCGTTCCTCAAAATCTATTCTTTCAACTGTAAAGTTTTCGCTGTTTTTCATAATGCACCTCAATAGTTAAAGATTTGGCAGTGTGCCTCGTCGGTTTTTGTGTAGTCATTGTGTTGTCCCCCATAGTATGTGTTTCTTTTTATTGTTGATTTTATGTACATAAGTTCTTTTTGTGCTTTTCTCGATTTTCTTTTTTCGAATATTTTTGCTATTGTTTGCTTTTCTAAAAGCATTTTTGTATTGCGGTACGCTTTAAAAATCGTGAAAAACATCAAGTATCTTTCTGTGCTCGTTAATTTTTTTAACGCGCTTATTTCTTTGTCATCGTGTAAAAAATCCAAACAGATACTTTCTTCTCCGCCGCCATGTTTTACTAGCAAAAACATACAACCAAAGCGTTTTTCAACTAGTCTAAAGTAAAAAGCCCTGTAGCAGACGTTCCCTATCACGCGGCCCGGTTCTTCAAAAATTATGGTGTCGTTGAAGCGCACCGTCGGGAATTTCCAATTATCTGTAGTTTCGTTACATTTTAAATTTTCCATGATGTTGTCCCTCTTAATAAAAAATAAAATACACCCCCACGAGTGTGGGGAAAGATTTATCTTTTGGGTTAAAGTTTTATAGCCATTTTGCTTTTATATATTCTCTGAGTTCTTTTTCAAACTCGTCCCCGCGCCAAGCGTTATCGACATTGGTATTGTCTTGCAGCACAGCGCATTGCCCTTTTTTTTTGAAAATAGTCGCTGTCATTGGATATTCTGCATCGCATTCATCAATGTAAACAAATTTCACTACATGGAAACCTTCGCCTCCGATTCCGTTTCTGTGATATGCTTTTTCTTTCATCTTAAGTTTCATAAGTCAGTCCCTCTAAAAATTAATTAATAAAAAAGTAAAAAAAGCCTCTCTTGTTTTATCGCTGCATTTCCCACAAGCACCCCCACGAGTGTGGGGAAAGATGATGTTTACTCACTAGATGTCCACTCGCCGTAAAAACCAAAGTCGGCGTAGTCTGCTATCACTACGTCGTCATCACCAGCGCGCACACCGTACCACGGCAGCGTAGCGACTACCTCGTCGTCGTGCTCGATGTGTATGCTAGTCTGTGTATATGCTAGATGTGCCTCCGCATATGCTTTTGCTTGCTCGAGTGTGTCGCGCCACTCATTGCCAGCGCCTGTGCCAAAATTTACAAAATATGAATTTTCCATGATGTTGTCCCTCTTAATAAAAAATAAAATACACCCCCACACGAGTGTGGGGAAAGATGATGTTTACTTACTAGATGACTTTTGCATGCGGTCATAGTCTTGCGAGCCGACTATAAATGCAGTTTTGACGCACCAAGGGCTCTCCTTTTTTTCGATTTCTCGTAGTATCCCGTATTGATCACTATAGTCGCTGTCAGGCATAAGCTCATCGTCTAGCTCAGCTTTGCTGGTGCATATCTTATCGCTGATGTAGATGGGCTTTGCTGTACTATCTATCTCATCGTCGTCTTGATACTCTGCTGCGTAGTCTAAGTGCTGCTGCTCATAATAGTCGCCGTCAAGCTGCACCAGCTCTTTTCTTAGGTCTGCGAGCATCTGGCGTGCGTCGGCTTCTGTGTCCGCTGTCTGTAGCTTCTGCGAGCCGTTGACGATATCATAGCAATATAAAGTATAAGTATAAGTGATCATGATGTAGTCCTCTTTTAAAAATTTTATTACTAAAAAAGCTTGTGTATCAAGCTACGTGGGCATGTTGACATGAAACATCAACACAGTCAAGGCTAAAATCATAAGCCATTGGCTGGTTTTGACGGGTTGCGCTTTTTTTGTGCAGGTTTTTGTGTAAAAAACGCACTTTCTCGCTACAATACCAAAAAAATAACCACCTTTATCAACAAATTTGCCCAAAATGTATGCAGCCAAGGCATTTTCGGCAAATTAAAAACGTTAGCGCAAAAGAATGCTTCAAAAGGCTTGGCGCAAAAGCAATCTCATCGCGCAAAAAACAGGAATAAACAGCGAAATAAAATTACTCTCTGAAAACTCTTTAATATCAACAAAAGTGGGGAAATCAAAATGAATTGTTCGCCCAGCTCGGCGATCTGTGGTGCATAGTAGATAGAGCATGCGACTATGTGCTACAATATCCAGATATAAATTTCAGCGAGGTCAAAAAAATGAAATCGAAAAAACATCAGGGATTTAAAACAGTGCAATCCAAAATCGCGAGAAGGCTTAAGTCGCAACGCGTCTCAGACGAAAGCGCAAAAGAAAGAGCGGGCGCAATCTTAGCGGCATCGACGAGACGCGCATCAGCAAAAGCAAAGCGAGCGAACCCGAGACTCAAAAAAGTGCTGATGCCGAAGAAGCGTGGCATAAAGATAAAAGTCGCAGATACAGACACGGCAAGAGATGTAGCTTCGAAAGTCGGCAAATCTTTAAAAGCGGGGAGTAAAAAATGATGGGTACAAAATACTGGTACATGTTTTGCTATGACTTTAATGATACTGCATCTATAGCGGCTGACAAAAAAATGATCGTGGACGCTCTTGTCGATGATGAACCTGACTCAAGAAAGCACTATGCTGACTTGCTCAGTGATGCTGTATCTATACCATCTCGCAATGATTTCATTTTGTATATGGAGAAAACGCAACTCCGCTCCGACATTCTCTCTAAAACGAGGGCATATAAAATCTTTTCTGCGGATGATGACGGTGCTTTTGGCGGACGCTGGACAGAAGTTTACAGGTCATCAGATGCAGTCGAAAAGCTCAAGGCGGAAAAAGGTCTTTACGGACTGGCAGTGATACACAGCGAAGAAGAGCGACAAAATTTTTATAACTTGCGCGATGAAATTCATGATATCTGCGCACGCTCGCTGGAAAGTCTTGAGGCAACAATCAAACAAATCGATAAAGCACAGGTAAAAATTTGTGATTTCTATGAGCGTTTGAGGTAAAAAATGAGTTATGAAGAAAGAATCGAAGCATACAAAGAACGCTTCAAAAAGTGCAAGCAGCACGTCTTTTCGTACTGGCAGGGCGACGGGTGCGCTTACAGGTATCGCGAGTGCGCGCGGTGCGGGTACACAGAGCTTGAGATAGAGCCGCCGAGCAAAAAAATCGAAGACTTATGAAAAAAATTAAAAGTTGCAAAATTCACAAAAGAGGTAACACAAAATGCCACTAAAAAAGACACGCAAAGGCGCGAGCAAAAAGCAGCGTCAAAAAGACATCAGTCAAAATATCCGAACAGAAATCGCGGCAGGAAAACCTCAAAAGCAGGCAGTGGCAATAGCTTTGAGGACTGCGGGCGTTCAAAAAAAGCGTAAACGGAAGAAAAAATAAGTCGTTCGGGATTTCCGAACAGGTGATGAAATGCAAAAGAAAAAGCATACAACAGACAAAATGCAAAAACTGCCGGACAAAGAGCATGTTAGCCGCGCGGTATCTTTGCAGCTCATAAAAAAGGCGATGAAAGGTGTCCCGTGGGCAATCAAAGAAATATCAAAATATCTTAATCTTGACCCGTACGTTAACGATGAATTTGAGGCTATCACTAAACTCCCCGCGACTGAGCAGCACATAGAACTGATGAAGCTTTACGCAAAAAGGAAGATTACAGAAGAGCAGGCTTTTGTGTATAATAAGTTACTCGGCGAGGCGATGGGCGTGGAAATTTTGAGAAAAGTCAATGAACGACTTGACACTCTCGAAAAAAATCACAGAAAAAAGAGGTGAGAATATGTTGGAAGAAAAAATCAATTTCAAAGATGTGCGATTTATATTTGGCGTGCAGAAAAAACGCAAAAAAAAGGTTATTGAAGACCCGATTTTAGCAGAATGGCGATTAATGCTGAAAAACTACGATTTTTTGTATCGCACACAGAGCAATCGCAAAAAAGCAGGCAATGAAGTTTTAGAAGAAACTAATGTTTTACTCGGTATTATAGACCATCCGCATTTGACTCAATCGGCAAAAAGACGGCAGTTTGTCAGCAGATACTGCAATGTGTCGCGCTCTGTTCTTGAGCCGCCCCAGCACAAAAAGGCTTTGCGTTGGCTTTTCAAAAAGTTAGATTCCCTTGTTAATTTTTTCAGGAAAAAGCGCAGGTATTCATTTAGCGCATATTTTAAGCCGACGCGCGAGGAAAAATTGAGAGAGAAGTTGGAAGAAAAGATGTATCGCAGGCACAGAAATAGTCTATAGTTTTGATCGCACAAACGTTTTGACTTCACCAGCTTTTTTGCGGACGGTTTTACCGAGCTGCTGCTTTGTAATATAGATGTGCTGTTCTATGTGCGCGGGTTTATAAAATATGCACGTCACAGGCTTTTCTTTTTTCTGTTCTTTTTCTTTTTCTTGCGTCATAAAAAAAGCCGCGCTAAGCGGCTAAGGTGAATATGTTTGAATCAATGATATCATGACTTGTAAAAAAATCAATGTTTAGATTACCACAATCAGTTGAGACTCGATTATGTGCTTTAGAAGCTTCTGCTGCTAGAGAAAATAGGATTGATGTCGAACTGCAAGACGACTATACACTTATAATCAATCCAGATGCAGAAAATGAAGAAAATAAAAGAATATATAATCCATCGCCAACTTTCAAAAAATTCCATGCAGACAAAAATTTTGCTCGAATCATAGTAGGTTGTTATGGTTCAGGGAAAACGACTGGTTGTTTGATAGATGCAGTCATAAACACAATTTTAATGCCGCCGTGTTTAGATGGTGTTAGACGAGCGAGAGTGCTTGTCGTTCGCAACACATTCCCAGAACTCGAAAGTACAACCATCCCGACGTGGAATAACTGGTTTGCTGATATGGGAGACATAAAAAAGCGAATGAAAGCCCCCATTACATTTATTCATAATTTTAATGATAAAAATGGCGAGATAGAATTACATGTTTTGTTTCTAGCTCTTAATCGTCCGTCCGACATCCAGAAACTCAAATCTTTTGAATCGACTTTTGCGATTTTGGAAGAAGCGTCTGAACTGGATAGAGAAGTGTTTAATCATGCTAAGGCGCGTATTGGTCGATGGCCATCTGAACAAATATGCACAGAAAAATTTGATAAAAAGATTATTTTGCCTACAAATCCACCAGATGAATCTCACTGGATTTATGACATTTTTGAAGTTCAAAAGCCAGATAAGCATTCCATTTATAAACAGCCGCCCGCTTTGTTGTGGAAAGAAAATAAATTAGTTGAAAATCCTGCAGCAGAAAATATAGAAAATCTAAAAGATGGTTATGGTTATTATTTTGATGCGTCGCTTGGACAAAGTAAGGAATTTATAAAGGTATTTATAGAAGGAAAATATGGTGTATTGAGAAGTGGACAAGTAGTTTTTCCACAATACAATGATGACCTGCATTCTGTCGAAGACATAAAAATAGACAATGACTTTCCTATCGTTATGACAGCAGATTATGGCACTGTTTGTCCTGCTTTAGTGGTAGGGCAGTATGTTTATGGTCAACTTAGAATAATCAAAGAATTTTGGGGAATGTTCTTGACCATGAAAGAATTATATCAATTAGAAGCGTCGCCCTGGTTAATACAAAATGCAGAAAATTTTAAACCAGAAGATTTAATTGTTGTTGGCGATCCCGCAAAAACATATGGCGGAAATAAAGATTTGGAAGAATGCGGACTGAGAGTTATTGACGCACCAACAAATAGAATAGATAGAAGAATAAGCGCGGTTGTAACATTGCTAACAACAATTAATGCATCAGGGCAAATGTGTTTTTGCTTATCGAGGAAAGGTTGCCCAAAAGCAAGAGCTGGTTTTATGAGGGATTATAAATATGAAGAATTAAAAACAGGTCAAGGAATTGTATATAAAGACAATCCGAAAAAAGACCATCCAGTTTCTGACTTGCACGATGGGATACAGTATCACGCGTTGCGTGTGGCTGACAGAAACATCGACACTCTGCAAAAAACTGACTATAATCAGTATATGTCGCAATCTGCTTCAGTTTTATAGGGTGCAAGATGAATAAACTAAGAAAATTAAGCACAGAAAAGGAAAAAAAAATTATTGAGAAAGTTTTAAAAGCTCGTCGAGATTGGCAGACTTATTACAATGATAACAACCAAAACTATATTGATGATGTTAATTTTTTATATTCGTGCCAATTTGATGATAAGGAGTTAAATGCTTATAAAGCAGATAACCGACCTGCTTTGCAAGCCAATCTTTTGGTAAAAGTTGTTGACCAGCTTCACGGAGAATTTGCGTCAAATGTTTTTAGTCATAAAGTACGTGCGGCGACAAAATCATCACAAAATATAGTAGGCATTCAGAAAGCTATTGATATACGTGATGATTTATTATCTCATATTGAGCATATTTCAGGTGACACGCCTCGCACAATGGCTTTTGAAAATATGACAAGTGGAGGTTATGGAGTTATTAGACTTGCCGTAGAAGAAGACGAAACAGATATTTTTAGGCAAACTGTAAAAATGGTTGGTGTCCATTCTCCGCCACTTTGTTATTTTGACCCGAATGCCAGAGATGAAGAAAAATATAAGCAGGATGGAAGATATTGCGGATTACACACTCTTTTAAGCAAAGATGAATTTAAAAATCTATATCCAGACGCAAAAATCCCGTCAAAACAGCAGGATTTAGGAAATCGTACTGAATGGATAACGGATGATGGCGTGTGGGTTATAGACCACTGGCATAAAGAGCCAATAAAACAAATGGTTGCTAGAGTAATTGTTGGTAATACCACTGATGTAATCAATTTAACTGATGAAGAACAAAAGGAGTTAAACGAATCTGATATTAAAGAAACAGTAAATGGAAATATTTCAAAACCGCCGAGTTTTTTAAGAAATGGCAGAAGATTTTATGTAATCGATCAAAAGATTAATAAAAATGCGTATAAAATTCATTATTATAGAATAGCTTGCGGACAGTTATTAGAGCACACAATATGGGACAGCTCTTATTTACCATTATTTTATTTTCCATGCAAAAATAAATGGGTCTTTGATAAAGAAAAAACAATTTCTCTAATTTATTATGCAAAAGATATGCAGCGATTTCACAATTTTATAATCAATGAAATCGCTGAACGATTCAAACTGACTCGGTATGAACCCTATCTTGTTACTCGAGAAATGTTAAAAGGAAATGAACAAATGTGGCGAAATACTTCGCAGCCGAAAACCGCATTAGTTTACACGCCGCATCAGCTTGGAAACTCGATATTAGCCCCGATAAAACAGCAACCGCAGGAAATCCCGCAAAGTCTTTTTGTTCAGCAGCAGCAATCTATGGCAGCAATTCAATCGGTTATTGGCAGGTTTGACGCAAATATGGGTGCACCAAGTAATGAGTTAACTGGTGTTGCGATAGCTCAGAGGCAGTTAGGTGGCAACATTACCACAAAAATCATTTTTGAAAATTTTAGGAAAGCTTATGAGATTGTTTTAAATGGCATATTGGATTTATCACAGAATGTTATTGATGATACTAGAGATATAAATTTGCCTGATAAAAATGAAAACAGCGACTTTTTCAAAGTAAATGACCCGATGGATGAAATGACCGATTTATCGATTGGAAAATTCAATGTAAAGGTTTCTGTCGGAAATAATTATGAATTGCAAAAAATGCAAAATCTAATGTTTTTGCAGCAGTTAACAAGTTCATATCCACAATTAATACCAGTTACTATAGATTTGTTACTCGAAAATGCCGATTTACCGAATACACCGCAGCTTGTAGAACGAGTGAGAAATAGCGGCATAGTCAACCCACAGATTATTCTTCAGGAATCTAAAAATCCGAAGGAATTGGCTCTTGCTAAGCAGAATATTCAATCTCAAAATCAGCAGCAGCAAATGATGCTTCAGATGGCGCAACAGAGATTGCAAAATGAGCAGATTAAAGTTCAAAATGATACGGTTAGAGCTCATGCAGACCAAATAAATGCAATCGGTAATACGACTTCAAAATTGCAAGATTCTCAAACAGAAAGGTTAAATGTCCTAATGAAAGGGTCTATAGAAAGCGATAAATTACGAGTTGAACAAGCACGAACTGACATGGAATTGCAAAAAACGGCATTTGAGACAGCTAAACGTTCGCTAGGTGAATTGTTCGGCGGAAGACAACCACAATTTTAAACCTCGAATCTTCCTCTGTTTGTAGCAAAATTTTGTGAAAATTCTTTGGCATTTTCTACTTTCATCAATTTTGCCATTTCGTCCATAGATATTAATGAGGTATCTTTTACTTCGCCAGTATTAAAAATTTCCTCTTCATCGACATTATCGAGATTCACAATTTTGACTTCAAGATTATGGTTTTTAACCTGTCCTTTTCCTGTCCACACAATTACATAATGTTCATTGGTTTTCAAATTCCTAATAGTTTGCCCAGCATGACAGGATGATTTCTGTTTTTTTTCTTCTTCCAATACTCGTTCGGATTCGTGCAATTGAGTGACAAAATAAGAAAATTGTTCTTTTGTTAGTTTCCTTTGAATCTTCTCTAATTGTTCTTGGGTTAATGTTGGAAATTTAAAATCGATATTTACATCATTTTGAGTTGCTGGCTGTACTTTTGATGGCGGACGACCCATAAAATACCTCTTAGTATATATAAATTGTGGCTATTTTAACTAATCGAGAGAAATAATGCAAATATCTGTGCAATATATTTGTCATTGTCATTGAACGACGTTCAATGACAAATGACACCTCTGAGGTGACAAAATGACACCTCTGAGGTGACAAAATGACACGAAATTTACAGTACTCATCAGAGCAAGCGCGTGAGCTCATCTTTGACTGCTTCAAGAATGAAAAAACATAAAAAAATTTTCCTGATTGTTTCCCGTTTTCCCGACGGGAAAACGCGGGAAAAATTTCAATCTATATAGCTCTCGAATCAATATATATGCTGGAGTTAGATCGTGTGCGTAAAAATCTGTGGATAACCTGTGGATAACTCTTGACAAATAAAATTTACTGTATTAAATTTACCCAAATGGAATGTTTCACGTGGAACATTCTAGTCGGAAGTAGCCGTACTACTGTTACCAATTGAGGTAAAAATGGCAGAAGAAAACTTGGAATCTCAATCAGAAGCTAACGTAGAAGCTGAACAAAATACTACGGATGACGTTTCGGAGTCTAAAACTGAAGAAAATCCTAACGGCGAAAGTGCCGAAACAAAAGAATTAGCGAAACAAGAGGAAGAAAGCGAAGAGAAAAAGCGGCAAATAGCGGATGCAGCGTGGAAACGATTAAGAAAAGAATCAACAGCTGCGAAGCGAAAACAAAAAGAGTTAGAGGATCAACTTGCTGAATATAAATCAAAGTTAGATTCTTTTACTAAAGAAAGTTCTTATCAACCGAATTTTTCTCAGCAAAATCAACAGCAGCCTCAAAATTTTGCAGTTTTGTATGACCCAGTCACTGGTAAACAGTTACCGCTGAACATGACTTTTGAAGAATTGGAGCGACTTGGTTCTAATTCTCAAAATCAATTTCAAGGGCAGCAAAAACCAGTTGAAACAAAAAAACAAGATACATCGACATCTAACATAGAATGGAGTCAAGATACTAAAGCGCAAGCTTTGGATTCTGTTAAAAGAAATGGGATTGATGTTCAGACTACACTTGTCGAATTGTTTGACATGGGTTTGTTAGACACACATTTAACCGAAGCTGCTGCGCAAATAGCGAGTGAGTTTGGCGAAAATGGAATCGATTTTCTTTATGAAATTGGACGAACCAGAAGCGGGCAAGAAAAATTAGATGAGATTGCAAGAAAAGACAATCCAGCAAAGCGGATTGCTGCCATGACAAAACTTATGAGTGACATGGCTGCCCGAAAACAATCGAAATTACATAGCAACAGCACTAAACAGCCAACGCCTTTAAAAGAAAATGGTTCATTTGCAAAAGGCGCGTTTACTGCTGCTGAAGCCTATGAAAAGAGACGTAGAGGGGAGCCTGTAGATTATTAACAAAATAATTTAGAGGTACCTACAGATGGTTAGTACATATACCGTAGACCAAGTGGTTGCGGAGAGGGTTTTAGATAGACTTCAAGCAAGGTTTGTATTTGTTAAAGCATCAGATACTCGATATGAAGCAAATTTCAATAATGATGGCTCAGTCGATCAAGGCGAAGGCGTAAAATATCAACTTCCAAATAAAGTAAATACCGTTTCTGATGCAGGATATGCAGCTGCTAGCGGTGATATTACTGAACGAACGGCATTGATGACAATAAATATGTCAACGAATGCTAAATGGGCGCCCACCGTTCGAGAAAGACAATTCAATATTAAACATCAGAAAGAAGTGCGAATTGATGACGCAATTCATGAAGCATTGGCGTCTGATATTGAGTTAGATTCTTCTTGGCAGTTATTCAAAAATACCTATTTGTTTACAGGAACTGCTGGTGTTACACCGACTACTTTTAAGGCTTTAAGCGACTTAGATGCCTTAATGGGAGATATGGGAATTATTAATCTTGGGGAACGGTTTTTAGCTTTGAGTTATTCAACAGCTTCCTCAATAGGATTTTCTGCATTTCCAATTAATGATGTTCCATTAAGCAGAAATTTTAGTAGAAATGTGGTAATTCCTAATGGAACGACAAATTTTGATCAAGTTCTAAAAAGTTCTGCTGTTGTAAGACATGTTGCAGGCGTTGGTTTAAATTCAGCAACTCCTACTGCTGGATTAGTTGCTTGCGGTACAGTTAAAACAAACGTTGCAAATGGAGCGAATCAGTTAACATTAACTACGTTAGGCGCAACCGTATCGGATGTTTTGAGAACTGGCGATAAATTAGTTATTCCATCACTCAATTATTTAAACCCTGTATTTCGAAATTCTACAAAATATCCATTAAGTATAAGTGTTGTTGATGGAAGTAATCCAACGCCATTGCCGTGGCCAACTGCTCCACAAGAAATTCGCTATAGTTATGCAAGCGATGGAAGCGGAGATTTAGTGGTTACATTTAGCGAAGCGCTTTATTATGACCCGACAGACCCATATCGAAACATTAGCGGTCAAATTACTGCTGGTATGGCTGTATATTTAGTTACTGCTAATACTGGCGTTGGCTCAACGACAAAAATACCTTATGAGGCAAATGTTGGGTTTAATACGAGTGCGTTAATGATAGCAGCGCCTCCTCTTCCAAAAGCAGACCCTAATGATATTGTGACATTTTTGCCTCAGTTACAGTTAGGTATGACGGTTTTTCAAGACAAAGATATTACGACTTTAAAACCGACTCAGCTTTATCGCTGGAATCTGCAATGGGTGAATAAAGTAAATCCTGATAGGTCTGCTTTATTACTTGGTTAATCTAATATGAAAGCGCGGTGAATTAATTTGCCGCGCTTATAGCGGGGGTTTAAATGGCAAGAACATCCGTTATCTCTGCAATTGAAAGGGCTTATACTCTTATTGGTGTAAAAGGGTCAAATGAAGATTTACCAGCTTACAGGAAAACAGAAGGTTTAAAAACTTTAAATTTTCGTTTACAAAATTATGCCAATGATTCGGCGAAAGTTCCTTATACAAAAGAGGTAACTTTTAACACAATAGCAAACCAAGATTCCTATACAATTGGAATTGGAAAAGATGTTGACACGAAGAAACTTGTTTCGCTGGAATATGTGAAATTAAGTGAAAATTCATATCAATATTGCCTAGATGTATTGGATAAAGAATCATTTTACAATAATGATCGTAATTTAAATTCATATGGTCGTCCCTGCTTCTATTATTTCAATCAAGAATTAGACAATTCGAAAATAACATTTTTGCCAACGCCGGAAAGAATATATGAAATTCTATTGGTTGGTAAATTTGAAGTTTATCCGCTTATTATTTCAGATGATTTGGATATTATCGTTCCTGCTGGATGGGATGAATTTGTAATTTATGATTTAGCAAGAGCGCTTAGGGATATTTATCCATCAGCAGTTTGGGATGGTGGAAAAGAAAACAGATATCAAGAATTATCAAATGAAATTCAATCGGCAAGTGAATGTAATTTATATCCAATTGTAGATGGAAGATTATCCGATTCATTCGATGCGAGAGGTTATGATTATGTCAAAAAACCTTTCGTTTAATATTTTTGGCGGTTATGGAAAAGGATTGTTTCCGCAATTCGATACCCAAGAAACTGTAAATTTGTATGTGGAAACAGAAAAGGCCCAGCAAAATAAGATTGCTTATTACCCAACAGATGGTTTGGTTCTTGCGCATAGATTTAGTAAAAGCGGTCGAGGGCGAGCACTTCACCAATTTGCTGATAAATTAGTGGCTGTTTGCGGAGCTGAAATTTATCTTATTGATGAAGTTCTATCTGAAAATGATTTGGGAACAATTAACACTGATTCTGGCTTAGTTGACATATCGAGTAGCGATAAAGAAATGCTTATTGTCGATGGCGCTAATGGATGGCTTTATAACAGAGAAACAGGTGTTTTTCGATTGCAGACTCAACCAGCATTTCCAAAATTGCCGCGATCGACCGTCTTTTTTTCAGATAGATTTGTAGCAGGTTATGGTGAAACAAACGAAATTAATTATTCGGAGATTAATAATGGGCTGCTTTGGTATGGCGATGCTGAATTTAAATTGCCATTTGGGGAAAAAGTAATAGGGCTTGCTACTATTTTAGGTCAAAGCAAACTTTATGTTTTTGGAAAATATATTACTCAAATATGGTACGACGCTGGAGCTCCGCCACCACTTCCTTTTAGAAAAGAGTTGACCGACATTCCTTTTGGATGTGTTGCACCAAGAAGTCTTGCAAAAGATACAGGACTTGGATTTATTGGATGGCTTACACAGAGCAAACAAGGCGTTAATTCAGTCGCTATAACAGACGGCGGAAAGATTAATTTGGTCAGCAGTCCTGCTATAGAACGTGAATTTGAAAATTATTCAAAAGTGGATGATGCGACAGGGTTCATTTATAAAAATTCGCTCGGGCATATTTTTTATCAAATAAATTTTCCAACAGAAAATAAAAGTTGGCAATTTAGAATTAATAGCGAACTGCCGTATAGGGATAGATGGGTTCGATTGACCTATAAAGCAAATGAACGGGATTTGGCAGAAAAACACACCTATTATAATGGCAAACATTATGTCATCGATTATTCTGATAATGCTCTATATGAACGTTCAATAAATTATTATAGCGCAGATGGAATTGAAATTAATAGAAATATTACAACACCTACATTTAGATTGCCGAATAACGATAATTTTATTTGTTCTTTTCTAAAGTTAAGAATTAATGTCGGCGAATCTTTAGATGGTTTTAAGGAAACTGATGCTTTTCATGGAGATACGAAGCCGTTTATCTATCTTCGTGTATCGCATGATGGAGGATTGACGTATGGAAAAACGATTTTGGCCGATATAGGAAAAATTGGCGATTATCTAAAAGAGGTGAAATTTTATAATTTAGGATATGGAAATCAAATTACATTCAAGATTGATTATTGGAATAAAACGAAATTTGGAATTTTTGATGCATTTATTGGAATAGTTTTAGGTGACGCATGACAACGACGACTGAAAATATTCCGCCAGTGCCAAAATTAGATGAAATCTCGGGAGATAATTCTAAGGTAACTGAAAAATGGCATTCTTGGTTTAATTCGCTTCGCGATCAATCGCTTGGTAAAAATAGAGTTTCAGATATTCAGCAATTAAGTGTTTCAGACATTATATCGCCATTATCAGAAAATATACGTATAGAAAGTACGGGCGGCGCTATAACTTTAACATCGAACCCACAAATATATGCATGGTTTGATGGGAAAATTATAGATATCGAAGGGATGTCTGATACAAATACAGTGGAATTAGTAAACGGAAACGGTTTGTCGTTAACAGCCAATTTCACGTTAAAAAATAATTCGATTATTAGACTTCATTATTCGAAGTCTAAAAATCTTTGGATTGAGCATTATAGAAGAGCATAGGTGATGTTATGGGATTATTTGATGGTATCGGAAGTGTAATTGGCGGCGCATTAGGCGGTTTATTTGGCGGAGGTGGGGATGCTTCTTCTGATATAGAAGAAGCAGAACAGCAGGCAATTGCAGAACGCCGCGCAGAATTTGAAAAAGCACAGCAATTTTTAAGTCCGTTTATGGGCGCTGGACAATTTGCGATTCCCGGACTTGAGGCGTTAACTGGCGGCGATCCAGCAGCGGTAATTAATAGATTAACGCAGCAGTTCCAGACATCACCAGGGCAGCAATTTATTCAGCAGCAAGCAACACGCGCATTGCAGAATCAAGCAGAACGCGCAGGCCTTCTTGATACAGGTGCGGAACGTGCAAGTTTGGCGCAAACTGTATCAGGTCTTGCATCTCAAAATTTGAATCAATTCATAAACCAAGCGTTAGGAGTGCGTTCAAGTCAGCAGCAGGCATTAGAATCTCTTTTCGGGGGTGGTCTTGGGGCTGGTCAAGCGCTTGCTGGCGGTGCGTTACAAACAGGTGCTGGAATTGCTGGAGATTTAGGTAACATTGGCGCAGCACAAGCTGCAAGCGCTCTTGGAAGACAACGAGACATTAGCAGTTTATTTGGCGGAATAGGTGGTTTAATAGGTGGTGCTCTTGGCGGTGGCGGTTTTGGCGGTGGCGGTTTTGGCAATTTATTTGGCTCTTCTGCTTTATCTGCACCAATAGAACCAAGCGTCAGTTCTTTGGTTAATCAATTTCAGCAATTTGGCGGCGGCGGTTTATCAGGGGGATTCTTTTAATGGCAGTAGAAAACATAATATCACAAATCGGTCAATTTAGTCCCGTTCAAACAGCGATGAGTACCGCTGAAGCGCTTAGAAATGCGCAAGTGGCTAGAGCATTGCAACAAGCTCAAACTGGATTAGCTCAAACGCGTACACAATTACTTCCACAGCAGATTGAATCTCAAATTAGATTAGCCCAAATTAACGCCCAAGGTCTAGCGGAACAAAGAAAGGCAAATTTAGGATTAAATGAATTAAGAACAGAAATAATGCTTCAAAAATTGCGCCAACAAGCAAACGCGCCAACACCCGGACAAGAAGCTCTTCAAAAAGCTGATGCAAAAGCATTGGGTTCAGCACTTCCAGATATGTCTGCTGGTTCTGATATTTCAGAACGCGTACTTGCAGATTTAAATGAAATGAAAAAAAATTATGCGAATCTTGGTTATGGTGAAAAAGGAGTTTTATTTGGACATACGCCAGCCGTAACAAATGCAGCCCAAGCATTTGACCGAGCATTAAAAGATTTAGTAATAAATCTTACAGGACAAATGAAAAATATAAGGAGTACCGATTCATTAAGAAAATTAATTCTTCAATCAAAAGTGGGTCGAAATTTTGGCGAAGGAGCTTTTAATGAGGGAATAAATTCACTTTCCGCATCAGCAAAAAGAGTAATAAATAAGAGCAAATATTTTAGTGATGTTGCAGGTAAAGGAATATCAGGTTTTGGTGCTGCCAGTCGTGGTTGGAATGAGTATATTTCTCATTATCCGCTTGTTGACCCGCAAACTGGTGAAATTTTACAAAATAATGTTGGAAAAGCCGAACAATTTTCAACACCAGAGGCAATTCAAAAATTAAATAATGGGCAATACGTTTTGTCATTAGGAGAAAATCCTCAAACTATTCCATCTATTCATGGCATTCAAAAGATTGCGCCATCAATTTCAAAAACTCCATTATTGACTACTAAACAAAATCAAATAGAGCAAATGATTGAACAAACTGCTAAAAAACATGGTCTTGATGTAGATGAATACAAAAATGAATTACGAAGAAGGGGTTTAATAAAATAATGAATGAATCTATTACACAACAATCATTAAATGATGTGGCATCTCAAATGCAGCAACAACCTGCTGTATCAACCCCTCCTGTGTTGAGTGAGCAAACTTTAGAAGATGTCGCTAAATCTATGAAAGCGCAACAAGCTCCATTCTACAAACAATTTGGCGCTGGTCTTTTACGAACACCAGAAGTTATCGGACGCGCATTTGAACGTGCAGGAGCTCAAGCCAATATTCCGTTTTTATCTCTTCCATTCAAGATTGCAGAAGGACTTGCAAAAATGGGTGTTAAGCCAGCAGACCCAATACAAAAAATTACAGAGCCTTTTGTCGGTACGTTCGGAGAAGGATTAGGCGAATTTTTAGGAAGTCTTGCAATACCAGAACTTGGAATCGGGCGCCTTGCTGGAGGCGCGGCATTGGGGTTAACAGGTGCGTTAGGACAGCAGCAAGCTCCGACTCAAGCGCAAGCATTGGGTGGAATGACTTTAGGCACAGGATTGGGAGCCGCGAGCAAGGTTGTAGAACCATTTGCTGGAAAACTTGCTGCCGCTGCTGGAAAGAGCAAATTTGCTAGAGGTGTTGGAAATGTTTTTAATGAATATATGCAAAGGCTTCGTTCAGATTTGTCCCCAATAGAAGCAAATCAAGAACTTCAAAAAATAGCAAGCCAACGAGACCAAGCCAATAGTTTCATGAATAATTTATCAGGTGGTTTGCCAGAATCTGCTCAACCAGAACGTCTTAGAAGCGCCGTAACAGATTTAGATAAAAATATAAGCGCTAAGGCAGCAGAAAAATACAATGATGCTTACGATTCGGCAAGAGAAGGCGGTAATTTTGGAATGGTATTCCCCACAGCATCTAAAAACGCGAAAGAATTGCTTGAAAAAGAAACTGAATTATTAAACAGAGGAGTTCCTCAAGTAGATGTAGACAAAATTAATAATATTTTGGCTGGTTTAGTTAGGGGAGGTGAATTAAGAAACGCGCAAGGAGAAATTATTCGGGCAAAAAGGCAGACATTTGAAAGTGGAACAGAAACCATGAAGCGTTTGCGAGAGCTTGCTCAAAAATATAATTTTGAGAAAAATAGAACGGTTTCGAGCATGCTTGGTTCGCTTGCAAATAATGTAGAAGATGATTTGGGAAATGCGCTTGAAAATACAGATGCCATTTCCAAATGGAAAGAAGCAAACAATTATTGGAAAACCAATGCGTTGCCGCTTCGCACAGAAGGCATACAAAATGCTGTTAAAGGAGCTGCTGAAATCGGAAATCTTCATAAAGAATTGCTTAATTTTGATAATACCGCACTTCCTTCAGTTTTAAACCAATTAAACGAAAATGGTAAAAAAGCATTAGCTTTTCAGGCATTCAAAGATAGCGTTGAGTTTAATCCTACAACAGAAAGACGTGAAGCTAATCCATCAAAGTTATTAAATATTTTTGATAAACAATATTCTGGTCAAAATAAACCATTTATTGAATCCGCAGTTGGCGATGAAGGTTTGAACGATTTATCAAACATGCAAAAAAATCAATTAATCGGAGTAAATGATAAAATTGAAAATTTATCAAAAGGATTGTCAAAAAGCGGGAATGCTCAAAAAATAGAAAGATTATCTGCGCCAGAAAAGAATTTAATTTTATTTAATCATTTGAAGGGTGCATTAGACGGCAATAATGAATTAGATACAAAACAATTCACGCGACTTGTGGATAAAATTGATCCTAGTGTTAGAAACGCATTATTTAGTCACGATAAAAATTCAGAAAATATATTCAATTCAATCGACCAATTTTCGAGAATGGAAAATACTCGTTTAAAGACTGGTCGATTGAATGCGCCGACAGGAAGAGAATTTTTAAGAAAATTGGCAGATATAGCTCAAACAATTGGCGTTCCAACAACATTTTTCCACCCAGCATTAGGAGCAAGTTTGGGGTTATCCTCTCTTATTGCTCGAGCATTGCAAGGCCGTGTCCCTGCTGAAAGGTTAACCCCGATTGTTGCAAATATTTTACGAAGATTAAATGTCGCTGCTGGTTCGCTTCGAGGTGTTCCTATAATTGCAGGACGACCATCACGAGAAAGAGGTTAAAATGACTATAGAAACACAATACAATTTATCACCTAATCCAGTATGGTATTTTTCAGATAGTGAAGGAAATCCGCTTGCTAATGGTAAAGTATTTTGTTTTAAGGCAACTGAACATTCTACAGAAAAAGCTGTCTATAAAGACAGAGAAGGAACAACTGTTTGGGTTCAACCAATAATTCTTGATTCAGGCGGTCATCCTGTAGACCCAACCAGCGGAGTTATTCAACCTATTTATTGGGCAAGTGATGAAAATTATTATCTTGTTGTTAAAAAAGAGGATGATTCACCATATTACGATGAAGATAATTTCAATGCTCCTGTCAATTTTTTGATACAACAAGAAATTAAGCCAACTTTCGAGGAAACCGATAGAAATCATATTTTAAATTCTCAATTTCGGTTTTTTGACAATAAAAAATTAGAGGGTGCAAGCAGCGATTTACCTCCAAATGAGGATGTGGTTATAGCTGATGAAGGATGGACATTTAGAAGAAACAATGAAGAAGGAAACATTATTATTGAATTTAAGCAATTCAGCATGGGACAAAGCGATGTTGATAATACGCCTACCTATTACATGAATGTATATGAAACTTCTTCTGGTGCAGGTGGTCAAACAGAGTTAGACGTTCAATATGCGCTAGGAAATACGCAAGATTTTTCTGAGCAAACGATGTCTTTGGGTTTGTCTATTATTTCAAATACAAGTTCTTTAATTACTGTTTTAGTTAAGCAAAACTTTGGGACAGGCGGCTCTCCAAGTTCAGAAGTTGTTACAGGTGTTGGTACAATCAGCGCAGATGGTACTTTTTCTGAAAAATCAATTAATTTCGAAATTCCTTCAGTATCTGGTAAAAGCAAGGGCACAGATAACAACGATAAAACTAGTCTGATTTTCAGAATGCCGTTAAATGAAGCATTCAATATTGGTTTTACTAATTTTCAGCTTAATTTAGGAGAAATTCTTAGAAATTTTGATAAAAAATCGTTTTATCAAGACAGACTAGAAAGAAATGCTTATGAATCTGAAGTGGCGAGTGTTGAAAATGCTTATTATACAGAAATTTCAATAGGAAATAAAAAAGCGTTTTATAATGACACTGGTTTTGTAAAAAAAATGCTTCGAAAAAATATTCCCGACGGTTATCTTCCTCTTGATGGAACGACTTATGTGACTACAGATAAAGTGGATGCAAAATATAATTCATATGATGTTCCAATTACCTATGAGCGTCTTTATAACCAATGGGAAACAGAATTTGGAAACGGAAATATTTTTGGATATGGTGATGATGGATTTTTCCCGCTGATATATACTAATAACATCATTATCACAAATGAGAAAAAGGAAACAGCAATTACTGCTTGGGCTGATAATAATACTGGTTTTTCTTTTTCAACGGAAAGAGTTGGTGGCGATAAAGGATTTTCTGAGTTTGCAATTACAGTAGATGATTCAATAAACAAATTAGAACAAGCTACTGAACCAAAAATGACATTGTCTGTTGTAAATACTTCACCCGGAACTGTTTCGGCTGCCACAAGCGGAAACTTGAAACCAGAATCTGTTGTGGTTGAAACAATAATTCCACCTAGTCCGACGCAGCCACAAGAATTATTTATTTATTTTAATCAGATTTCGGCAATTGAACCCGGTCATTATTTTTTAATAAGTAGCACAACAACTGATTATTATGTTTGGTTTGGTATTTCTGAAGTTGGGAATGATCCTGCTATCGGTGGAAGAACAGGAATACAAATAAAAATAACTTACAATGAATCAAATGTATCAATTATGAGAAAAATTAAATCGGCGCTTGAAGCAACAGGTGGCTTCTCTTGCGATTTTCTTTATCGTTTGATTTTTAGAAACAAAAATGATGGCGCTGTTACAGCACCAGACCCAGCTAATTCTCTTGGTAGATTTGTGAGAACCCATGTTGGTTCGCCGTCTGTACAAGCTTATTATTCGTACGTTTCGCCAAGAGCAAGTTATTCTAGTGGAACTATAGCAGGATATCATTTTTTAATATCATCAACTATTGGAAATTATTATGTTTGGTTTAGGGTAGATGGGTTAGGTACCGATCCTGCAATAGGTGGGCGTACTGGAATTGTTGTAGATTTAAATGCGTCTGATAATCAATTAGCCGTTCTATGGAAGATAAAAAATGCCTTAGAAGGAAAACAGGCGAATAAAATTGTTTGCAATGCGGCGTCAACACTCAGTGGCAGCGAATATTTTCTTGCTAATAATTCATCTATAAATTTTTATGTATGGTATACTGTAGATAGTGTTGGAACAGACCCACAAATACCATTGAAAACTGGAATAAAGATAGAATTATTAAGCACAGATAGCGCAAACGATGTTGCAACAAAAACCGCTAAAGCGATTTCAAAATATTATTATAAGGTTCCTGATTATAGAGGATATTTTTTGAGAGCACAGGCTGTTAATTCTGATGTCGATGAAGGATTTGATATAAGAAACCCAACAGAAAGCGGAATTGGCGGAAATGAGATAGGGACAAGCCAAATAGATACAAATAAAGCACATCATCATTTATTGCCAAGTGCGCTCTGGGGTAGTCAAAGTACAGATGGATTATCTACTTCTAGTTCAATAGCTGGAAGAAGTATTGGCTGGTACCAATATTATGAGTTATCCATTTCACAAGTTCCTTTTGTTTCGGGAGAAGGCGGCGAAGCAAGACCAAGAAATAAAAGTTTATTATATTGTGTTAAATTTTGAGGTGAGAAATGACGGCTTATAAAATAGACCCAAAGACGGCAAATGGTGATATAGGAATTTTTATTACAAAAACAGGCGCTATTACTCCTAGCGATACTGTTCCAATAGGACATCTTTGCACGTTAATTAAATGCAAAACAGTCGCAGGAGATATAGCTGTCAAAAATTCAATAACTGGTGAAATTAATATATGGCCAATAGAAGCAGGTGAAACAGTAGCTATTATATACGATCAAGTTATGGCGACTAACACAACGGCTACTGGATTATATTGGGCTGTAACTGGAAATTATATCGACAATGATTATCATTAAAGGTTAAAGATGAAACAAACTTATCAAGCAGCCAAAAAATTTTGGTTTATGATAATGAATTCGACAAAAGACATTATTTTGGATGTTATTGAGCGAATTACAGCAGATGGCTTTTATCGTATTACCGCTGAAGACGACCAGCGTATTACTGCGGATTCGGAGTATTAATTATGACAAAGAAAAAAATTAATGATTTGGCATTGGCGGCTTCTTTAACGGCAAATATGCAGTTAGAAACCGATATTAGCGGCGCAACTGCTAACAAGATAAACATGCAGCAGATTTTTGATGAAATCGATGGGCGTGTTCCTAACGCATCCGTAGATGTCTTTACTACAACAGTAGGACAAACGGTATTTACATTAAGCAGCACACCAGCAAGTGTTGCAGGCGTTTCATTTTATCATGCAGGACAATTGCGCCCACCGACAGATTATACCGTAGTTGGAACAACGGTAACTTGGCTTGATCTCCCATATACTTTTGTCGCTGGAGAAGAAATAATAATAAAATATAACGATGTAACAGGTTGCGCTCCGCCAGTTACTTCAGTATTTGGACGTATAGGAAATATTGTCGCTGCTGTAAGCGATTATGATGCCTCGCAGGTTGATAATGATAGCGGAGTTACTGGCGCAACCGTAAAAGACGCTTTGGATACATTAGATAGTCAGTCGGGGGTAACTTCTGTCTTTGGAAGAAGCGGAGCGGTGACGGCACAATTAAACGATTATGACGCTTCAGAAGTTAATAACGATAGCGGAGTAGCAGGGACTACGGTCGCAGCCGCGCTCAATACATTAAATGCTGCAATCAGTGTAACAAAAACAATTGTGATTTATGCAGATTCAGGGAATGCAAACTACTCAAACAGACGTCCTAGAGACGTAGCAGGTGCTGGGACTTACAGATATAATTATTTTATTCCATATGATTTTAATACACTTACCGCTGCCTATATTGTTTTATATCCAACAAGCGGTGCTGCTGGCAGTGGAAAAGATATTGATTTGCATGAGGAACATACTAATTCAGTGGGTCAGTCAAATGTACAATATACTTCCTCAGATACTACCACAGTATATAACTTGGGTACTGTAGATACTAGATATCATTTGGACGTCAGTCCGCTTCTCGTTAATCTTGCTGCTGGAACTGATGGCGGCATATTGGTTGATACAAATGCAATCGGCGGAACTATACATACTATGTGCATGGTAATTACTTACACTTAATGGTGATAAAATGACAGATTATATTTATGAACGCGGAAATATTGAAAATCCGAACAGTAAAGACGGTGAAGAAAACCATATTTATTTAGCAAAGCAAATAGAGGAAGCTTTGCCCGGCAAGAATTTTAAAGTATTTTGCGATCCCGTAAATTGTAAAGTCGTAATGGAAACTGAATTAAGCGGCGAAGAAAAAACCACCTTAGATAATACAATCGCATACCATAAAAGTTTATAAGAGGTGAAAAATGACTGTTTACAACTATAAACAAGAAAAAGAAAATCAAGATGTTGATATTATTTCTATGGAAAAGAAAATAAAAACAGCTATTACAATGCGAAAATTTAATCTTTATCCTGCACGACCAGAATTTTATGTGGCAGTTGATAAAACACTGGAAGAACAGCAAAAAGAAATACTCGATAAAATTGTTCTGCCATATTTAGTTTAGAGGTAATAAAATGGGATTTATTAGACACAAGCAAACATTTAATCTTGCAAAATCTTATGATGCGGTTCAGACATATTTCCTTGCAAAATATGGTTCAGACAGCAATAGCGGATTATCAGAACACAAACCGTTTGTAACAGCAGCT